TCAACGTTATCAGTAATCCCTTCCGTGTCAAAAGCCGCATCGTCGTCCGTGAAAGTAGTGGAACTCACAACTGATGACGATGCTACGCCCTGCGATAAGACTTCAGCTGTTACACCGAAGACATCGAAATGCGTATAGATACTGGCAGTGGAATCGGGGTTGAACAGGTTGCGCAATCCCGATAACGGATGCTGGGCAATCCGGTAGAAAACCGTACTGTGATACTGGAACAAGTCCAGCACGCTGATGAAGTCCGAAGGTAACGCATACTCGTAGGTATTGGCCTCAATAGCTATCTGGCGCCGACCCTGCAACAACGAATGGCCTTGGCTGATGCTGTCTTCAGCAACTTTAGCCTGTCCGCGATTGATGAAATCAAGCAGTTCGTCCCGCGTTTCACTGGAACCACCGCCCGTGTCATACGTTACAGCACTGCCAAAAGTGCCTTCGGTCGGTTCACCCAGCCTTTCCCTCAACAGTATCTTCAGTTCGTTCAAGCTGTACGGCATTTTTCTCCCACCCTTCTATCTTTCCCGTGGCTATATCTATACAGGTGCCATCTTCCAACCCGTACTTCTCAGCCAACGTATCTACCAGTTCAAGGTATTTGGCCTGCAGAAACTTTCGCGCATAATGTAAAGCGTTAATTTCTTCCGCTACCTCTTCAACCAAACGGTTGCGGTCGCGTAAAACGGCCAAATCCTCTTTACCTATACCTGTCCGGTAAACTTTACTTACCACTTTATCCATGGATCATTACGAACCCGTGGTATATCCATACAAGTAATAGGTTGTGGCACCGACTTTTACCGGGAACTGCTGAGAAAGCGTGCCCGCAGAAGTAACAGCGTCCGCAGGAAGTTTCAATGCATCTCCGGTTACGTCGGTAAGATCAATCCCAATGCCCGTACCGTCGTTCTTGACAACGAGCGCAGTCGGATTGTTGGTGGTATCAGCTTGTTCTATCGTAAGACACGGTTGATCGTCGCCTACCGCACGATAAATCCTAACATAGCCATCTGAAGTGAGGTTAGCCCCCAAACTCATCCGGCGTAAATGTACGCTGTATGGTGAGTACTTCTCCCAATTTTTATAGGGAGCAATTCTCGTCGCATGTGCCATTTATCCCATCCTCCATCCTTTAAAATATAAATGGTCTTATCTGATTAAAGCCGGAACGCAGGTTTTACACCCGCGTTCCAGTTGGTTTACAAGGAGAAACTCAAATGAAACCCCCTATTAGGCTGGTATAGTACCAATATCAAGACCACCGCTACTACCCGAAGGCAATGATTGTTTGGCCCTTAACTTAGTACCTTCAACCCAAAGATATACTGTTCCGATCTGAATAACAGTCAGCTTGGTTGACCCAGCACTGGTGTTATCCAAATCAACCAGATGAACCTGCAATGGTAACGCGTTGGCCGTATCAATAGCCGTTTCCGCAGCAGCTCGTATAGCGACTGATGATCCGCTATAGTTCGCTTCCACTACTCCCGCACCACCTAATTCAAGGCCCATCTCAGCTGAACTAAGATTGTTGTTTACAACTGCCATTTTTGAACCCTCCTTATGCGGTAACGCCAGTTAGTTTAAAGTTTTTGGCCCTATCATCGCATAGCAACTGACATTTCATTTTCAACTGGCCCGTTATGGCCGCTTGATCCGTCGGCTCTTTGAACCCTGAAAATTCCATGTTAAGTGCCGGGTGGATGTACATATGGGTGTGGTTCTTATTAATACCGTAAACCTCGCCCGCAGGACAATACGGATCAGGATAAATGGTTACCCCGAAACTCACCCATTCGATGTTTTGACGAAACCCTATCTCTGCCATGTCCGCATTCACACGCGTACGCTGGCCTTCAAGTTGCAGTTCCAGTGAACTGTAGATATCCAGAGGGCAAAAGATGCAGTCTACACTGTCCGCACCACCCTGATTGGCATCATTCAGCCCGTTCGCCAATTCGTCTAACGTAATCGAACCGCCAACCGCTTTTTCTCGACCGGCCCAGATATCATCCGCAGTGCCCGATAGAAAACCGTTGTAATCGAATTGTCCCAGTTCATCAACCGCAATACCGCCATACGTATCAGCATTGTCTACGATAGCTGCCAGTCCGGTGATTTCTTTACCGCCCGAACCCGTACCATCCGAATAGGCTCCATCAGCCAAGAGTTTGCGGATATCGTCCAACGCTCCCGCCATCTCTTCGCCAAACAAATTAAAAATGGTGTTCCTGTCACGCGTAGGCAACCGCCGGATATCGTTGATGGCCATCAAGTCCTTGATGTTCATCGACGCATTAGATACCAGACTGTCTTCATCAATGGTTACATTGACATAAACATTCTTCCATTCCAGCGTTCCTTGGGCGAACTGCTCAACACGAGTCGTGTCAAACGTATCGAAACCCGCGTAGAAACCCCCATTATTCCGCTTATACCTGATTTTAATATTCAACGGCGATCCCGTTGCTTCAATCGCTTGATCCTGAAAGATTCTCAGGGCGGCTGAATCCCGTGATAGTACCGCTGTGTTCAGATCACCATGCATCGCTAATGTTGCAATGGTTATCTGGTCTAGTACTGCTGCCATGGATATACTCCTCTTATCTTAATATGACAACAGCGGTAGAGAGCAGGATAAACGGAACAGTCTCTACTCCGTCCCGTTTACCTCACTGTAAATTGTTTGCTTAACTTATCCAGCAAATCTGGATTTTCAGCCAGCATCTTGGCTACACCCTGACTTTGTACCTTGCCAGTGATGATGTCGTCCGCTTGCTGATCGGATGTTGCAGTACTCGAAGATGGAGAAGCACTCCCCTCGTTTACCGTACTCGCTGCATCTATTGATTCACGCCGCTGCTGCTTCTTCTCCGACCTCGCTCGACTGTAAGCCGAACCCAAACTGATAACCTTGCCGAAAGAGATATCATCCCCGTCGTCACGGAATTTCATGGCTGTCTCAGCGTCTTCCGCTGATAAACCGAAACTTTCCATCAGTTCCTTGGTCTTGGAGTCGCGTTCGCGGACGCCCCTCAACTCGTCAACTTGAGATTGCAGTTTACCGTATTCGGTAACCAACTCTTCAGTTGCCTTGGAATACAACGAAAACTGGTCGTTGGGCACGCCATTAGCGGGAGGTTGATCAGAAGGTTGAACATCGTCATAGTATCCGTCCGCCGCTGACGGCGCCGGTTGCTGATAACGGCTCAACGTATTTATCTGATTCTCTAACGCCTGTATCCTCACGTCCCGTGATCCCAGCTCTTTCTGGAGTTCGCTGCGTGCCTGACCCAACTCGGTTATCTTACGGTTCCCGTGTTCCGCCCGTTTACGCAATTCATCCAACTCATGCTGAATAACATCAGGATTGTCGGTATCCTGCTGTTCGACTGTAGCCTGTTCAGGGGTTCCGGTTGTCTCTGCCGATTCTTCAGAGGCCGGTACCACTTCTTCCTCCACAAGCCCTTGGTCATTTAATTCCTGTTCCATCTTATATCAATCCCCTGCCATTTTAATATAATAATTAATTCTTTAACTGTCCCGCCAATGTCCATAGACGTGTTAACGGAACATAACAGTTGTTGATCTTCTCCTAACGGTATAACACACAAAAAAGTTTAAAGTCAACTCTTTTTTTATTCTTCTTCAGAAACATCCTGTACCGGCGATTCATCGTCATCCGGTTCCAAAGATCCGCCACCGGCCATAATATCATATATCCGGCGTTGTTCTTCCAGCAAATCCAGCAGGATTTCAGTATTGACTTTCAATAAAGCCAAGAACCTGTCCGCCAACACCTTGTCCGGTAAGATCGAAGTGCTGATCTTGCGCCTATGCGTACTCGTTTGCGCCATTTCCGTCACCCTTTCTTTATCAATTTTATCACACAAGCCAATAGCCACATCAGGCCATAAGCCAAAAAACACATTAAGAACATATCAATTATCACTAAACAAGACCCTTCTACATCTGCGGCATGGCCTGTTCAGGAACCCCCTGACCTAACCCCGGCAATCCTGTTAATCCGCCGCCAATGCCCGCAGCTTCTTCCTGCGTTTCCGTAATGACTTCATCCTGCGGCGGTGCTTGACCGTACATTCCCTGCTTGCCCGGATCAAACCCAACCGTTTGACGGATCTTGGCACGCAACTCCGGCCTAACCTTCAGGCCCGTAAACGATAAGAACTCTTCCAGATCGTAAACACCCAGCTGCAATAACTGGATAGCATAATTTATCCGTGCAGTAACGTTATGCGGCAAGTCAGCCTGCGATTCCACTTTCACATCCCATAATAAGTCACGCATACCTTCCGACCATAAAAGCCATTCGCCCGAACCCCACTGTTGCGTCATTCTAGGATCTTCGTATTCGTAAAACTGTTGCATCAAGTAAATCTCCAGCCTCGCTTGCCGGCGATAACTCTCGTCCAAGGAAACCATCTTGAACGATTGACGCGTTAACGCTGCCGCCTGCAGCGAATTCGCCAATACGCCCGACGTACCCGACTTAGCCGACCCCAGCATCACGTCCTGAACACCCGCCATGTCCGATCTTCCGTACGTCTCCATCTCTTTCATTAACATGAACACGTCCTGCGATATCGGTGCAGGAGACAACCTCTCGATCCGTTTACCGGCTATCGATCCCTGACTCACAGGTATCATCAATCCGGGCTGATTCGTAACGTCCTCGGCCAATAACGCCCCTTCCTCATACATCCACTGGTTGTTACCGGCTAACATGGCATTGGCTATCACCATGTTATAAAGGATATTCACCGCTTCCTGTACAGTTACAAGCTGATCAATCTCTGTCTTGCCGAAAAACTGGTGCGGCATCGGGTTAGCCTGATAGACAACTACCGGGAATTCCCGGTGCCAATACGGATTTGCCCGATCAACCACCACCTTCTGTTCATTAACTATCGTTATCATCCGGCCATTAGGATATTTCAAAGCTTTCGGCGGTTTGTCCGCCTGCATATTGACTTCCGGCGTAGCTTCATTGTAATACAACTCGTATACCGGATACCTGACACGCTTAAAATTAGTGGCTTTCTCCAAATTGTTGTCGTTATTGCGGAAATAATTTGTCACTTTGCTTACCGTATTCAAGATACCGTTATCCGTCTCGTAACTTTCCGCTTCACCACCGGCGAAATCGCGTTCCTTAACCCGGTAAATCCGTTCTATGTCCGATACATCCATATCCATACGCGTAATAACGTATTTGTGATCCGTTAAATCCACCCTCGTGCCATACGGATCAGGGAAAACGTCTTCCGGATGAAGTATGGGCAGGTTAACCCTGTTTTTTACCGGGTCATAAATAACTTTCCGGTATGCCGTACCACCCACCAAGACATCAACCAGCAGTTCCGCTATCTGTATACCTTCGTTACGCGATTCGTGTTCCGCTGACAACATCGTCTGTAACCGTTGCGCCAAATCACCGTCCGTGACACCCGGTATGGGAACTTCAACTTCGTTAACACCTATCGATGCCTGCATGAACGGAAAATCGGCTTCTACGAAATATTTGGGGTACCCGCGCATCAGAATCGGTCGTAACGTCTCGATTATCGGCCCAATAAGATCACGGCTGATCCGGAACCGGTGTCCCGGAACACGTTCATCTATCGCAACATCGTCATCAACATCTTTCAGGTAATGACTGCCCTTATAGACCAACATGTTTTTCCGCATCTGACGCCATCTCGGTCGGCAAGCTTCTTCCGATTCGCTCTTCAGTACCCTAAACGCTTCAAGAATGTCTTCTTCACTGCGAATGGAATCAAAACTTTTCATCTTGCAACCCCTCCCAATTTAAGCATAATTTGTCCAGTGATCTTTCGTTTCCATTATCGACAGTTCACGAAATCGCGACGTCTCAAACTGCCGTTCAAAATATTTCCTGCTACGTGCTGCCGGTCGGCAATAATGCGCATATAACCCGCCAATAAGCGAAAAGACCAAGTCATCATAGAACCCGTCTTCCGGTTCGCCCTGTTTCCTCGGTTTGCCTTTCTTAATAGCTTGCGGTTTACCGTTCACCGTATGGAAATTCATGCATTCCCGTAACGTTTGCTGACACGGTATCTCGATCTCGTCCGCATGGATGGATTCCTGTAGCATACCCACCCCCCGACGACGCGTATTGCTCTGGTTACGCCATCCAAACCGATTGGAGTTTACCACACCCAGATCGCGTTCAGCAACAATCTCACGGTAATCCCATTTCTCCTGCAATAGACTAACTACCGTACCGCCATCCGCATTATTCTCCGGACATATCCACGCGTGACCGTAAAACAATGCCAGATAATACATCTGTTCAGCGAACTCGTCAATACTTACTTGCCTGCCGTCATAACCACGGATCTTAGCTACCATCCGTAACGGTAACCGCTGCAGCACAATTGCCGCACTATAGTCACGCCCATCCAATCCTTCCGCATGGTCACTGCCCATCACGTATTCCGTGTGCGGTTCCGGAGGATAGAAAATCTGCGTTATGCCTTCCGGATCATCCTTGAACTGCAAACCCGCGGGTTCTTCCGTTATCATACCGCGATTAACCGGTTCAAAAACGTATTGCCGTAACGCTTTCTGCAAATACGACATGTCGAAAATGGTGTTCGTACCCTTGTGAAACGCATCTTCCGGACTGCAGGGATACTGACGGTTGAATTCCACCATGCTTCCCTGACACCTGTTACGGATCGAGGCACGACGCCATTTCATGTTCTCCATCGTCAGTTCCGGATAAACATCCATCATATACCATTCGTTACCGTAAACCGAATCGCTGCTGTCCGACAAATGGTTCTTAAACAGTTCCCGTTCGTTCTCGTCCGCAAACGGTGATGAATATTCTTCATGGTAATACCACGGTACAAACAAGGCACAGAAATCGCTTTTACCTTCGCTCGCCCGTTCCCATTCGGTATGGAAATCGTCCCCGTACCTGTTAGCCGTCGTCTCCAAACAAATGAAAGTGTCCGGGTTATCCGGTACCGTCTGATACAACATGCTTAACGTCTTGCCAAGGTTCTGGAAAAAAGCCGCTTCACTTAAATGCACTACCTGAAACGTAAAACTGGTGACGTTCTTTTCGCCCTCAACCTTTATCGTCGATCCTACCGGGTCGCCAAACTTCATGAACTGGCCCATACGCGTACTTTCACGGTCAAGTTCCAACGGCAAGTTACTGTAAAACCTCTCGTACATCGAATAGATATTGGCCGCAGAACCGCCCTTCTCTTCCGTGATAATCAACGCGTTCGTTTGCGGTTCGCAAATGGCACGCAGAAAACAGTAAGCCCCTATACCAGTACTCGATCCCTGTTGACGTCCCTTAAGTTCCAGCAACCTGACAGGTTTGCCTTCATTCACCTGACCGTAAATCGATTGCAAGACCATCAGCTGCGTCTTGTTGGGTACCAACGGCGTCACTTGTCTCGTCTTGTTCAGGATCTTCAGCAATCCCGTCATCGCCGATGCCACCGTCTCCGCTGATTTCAGCAGCAGTGCCGGCGATTGCCGGTACACTTCCTGACATGCCAAGCTGATCGAATTGTTTGCTTCCAAGTTCATCCAGTTTACCTACCAGTATATTAACGTTCTGACCGTTGCGTTTAACCTCTTGAGTTTCCTGTTCGTGTTCCAACCCCACCATCTGTCGTTCCAGCTGCATGAACGATACCAAAGCGTCCGTAACATCCTTCAAACTTCCCATGGCGCGTTTGGGGTCGTCACACCGTCGTGCCAAATGCAGTATGTCAAACATGATCTCCTGCGATTGCTGCACCTTCTCCAGCTGTTTTAACCGGATCGTGGTCTTGTCCTTAACCACGCGCTGTTCAGTTTCATGCTGCGTTTTCTTTATCAGGAAATCGTCGTAAGCTACCGCTCGATCCGGCCAGTTATACTCTTTTGACCAGTTACGCCACGCTGCGTTCGGGTTCTTGCCCGGATGCAGTACCCTGAACGCTGATGCCAGTGACCGGAACTCACCCACATCCAAATAAACCAAAAACGCCTGATACGCTTCCAGACTCTCTTCCGGTACCCTGTCCCAAATCCTGTTAACCAGAAAATCGTCCAGCGTCTGTCTCTTAGCCAGTTCCTTGACACTCATTCTTCCATGTACCTTCGCCAGTCGTCCAGCACAATGAAACACGGCGTGCCTTCACCTACCCAAGCACCTTCAATATTGAAATCAAAATATTCTACCGCTTCCTCTTCCGACATGCCGCCACTAACCAACGTCCCAATAACTTTTTTGTAATCATAACATAAAACCGGCGATTGACCAAATCTTGTCACCACCCCAACAATAGCTTCATCGTGACCGTCAACCATCATCATATCCATCAACCTCAACCCCCTACCATCTTAACATCACTGAAATCCAGTACCCGCTGATGTACCACCCCGAACAAAGGGAATTCCAACTGTTCCGCACATCCAAGACCCAAATAGTTCGCCCGCTCTTCCGGAAAATTCAACAAGGCCAGAAAATGCTTGTCATTCCCCAACCCCCTCGGCGCACCAAATATCCGGTACAGTTCACGGTCATAAGCCAACCCGGCTTCCTTGGCCGTGTCATAAGTACCCAGATACTTGTTGCATAACCTCGCTATCCAGCGGTACCGACCCGAATGCGTCTTCTTTGCCGTCACGCCACGGTACCCCTCACCGTTATAGTCCGAATTAATACCGTTCAAACTGGGATCTGCCGGCCGTAAATTACCGTACCGGTTATCCGTATCGTCACGGTTAATGTGATCCAGAAGTTTGGGTACGTCACCGTAATGATAAGCCGATGATGACTTGTAGAGCCATACCAACCGATGTATCAACAAGTTTCTACCCAAGAGCTGGGTAGCGTAAACACCCGAATCGCCGCGTTGCCGGTACCCCACAGGATCACCCATCTTCCTGCCTCCACCCCGAACACCTTCCAAATAAACCAGCGGCCTAGATTTCTCCAGCTCCAAATACCCGTATTTCCGATGCAATACCCCTTTAGTAATCTCTTCGTCCCGCGCCTTCTCACCAGTATGCACGATCAACTCCTTCCGCTCTTTCTTTACGCCATAACTCCTCGTCCGAAGGGACTCTCGCACGCCGATCAAGACCCGCGTGATCCACCTTCTCCGATTCATAGACCCGCTGACCCTCGATATCTATCTCGTTCAGCTGCCTGACAAGTTCCAATACCTTTTCCGTTCGACGACGATCAAAAAACTTGGCCTTCCAACCACACAAACTTATCAAATCCAAAACCAAGTCGCCTAATCCCGCCATTTACCTAGCCGTCACCATCCAGTAACGATTTCTCGTAAGTTTCCAAGTCGCGTCGAAACCAACCTCGCCAGAATCCGTTCTGACT